TTTGCGCTTTGCGCGGTGGATCAAACCCCAGTCAAACTGAGGTCTCGCCATGAGAAAACCCCAGCGGTTGGTGGGGACGTAACCTCCGCAGCGTGGGCCGGGAGTTTCTCCGTGGAGTCTTCCTTTCCTCCCTGGTGACCACGCCGACTGACCCCCGTAAGGGGTCCCATATATAGGGTTTACCCTGGTTTATCGCCACGGGCTAAACCCCCTAAGGTCTGTATATAATTGCCGCCATGCAACTCGCTTCCCTTCCACGACCGACTTTCTCTGGGTGTAATGTCAGCCCGGTAGACGGCCGCCCTTGGAAGGCGGAGGCCGCAGGTTCAAATCCTGCCACCCAGACCAATTCAAACTCTTGGCGTAATACGACACCCTCGTCGTATTGAACCCCCTGCCTGGGGGTGCGGCGCAGATGGTGAGGCGCGGCGGACTGTAAACCCGTTGACCAAGAGTCGAGAAGGTTCAAATCCTTCCACCCCCACCACCATCAACCCCCGACGATTTTCCGAGGTAGCACAGCGGTAGTGCAGTTGGCTGTTAACCAATTGGTCGCTGGTTCGATCCCAGCCCTCGGAGCCAGACGTATCTCGCTCGTCCAATGGCAGGACGTCGGTCTCCAAAACCGAAGATGGGGGTTCGAGTCCCTCGCGGGGTGCCAAGCCCTTGTAGCTCAGTTGGCAGAGCAGCCGCCTTGTAAGCGGAAGGTCGTGGGTTCAATTCCTACCAGGGGCACCAGACGCGGAGCCTGGCGTGCAGGGCACAAACGGGGTTTGAACCCCCGGCCACTTGGCGACAGGTGAGGGTTCGATTCCTTCAGGCTCCGCCAAACCACCAGCCACAATTCCCGCAAAGCCACCAACGAAAGCATAGAGGTTGATATGGCAGCGAGAATGCGCAAGACACATCAAGAGGATGTGCGAAAGAAAATCCAGGTCAGCCTGCTGATCAATCGACTCACCGATTGCGCCATGGGCAAGACCGACCTAAGCACGCAGCAGGTCCAGGCGATCAAGGTCCTCATGGACAAGAGCCTGCCCAACCTGTCCGACGTGAAGATCGAGACCGGCTCACAGGGCATCACGTTCAACCTGAACACAGGCGTCAAGCCTAAGGCTGAATGAGCGAGGCGGTAGCAAATGCAGAAGAGGCGGTCACCTACTATCCGCCTGGCCCTGTCGCTTCCGAATTTCATCAGGACTCCAGCTTCGTTCGAGGTCTCATGGGGCCTGTTGGTAGCGGCAAGTCATCTGCCTGCTGCTCTGAAATCGTCATGCGTGCTCTTGCCCAGCGACCCTGGCTTGACGGTGTACGTCGGTCCAGATGGGCAGTCATACGAAACACGTACCCCGAACTGAAGTCCACGACCATCAAGACGTGGCAGACCTGGTTCCCGCAGAACGTGGCGCCCATCCGCTGGGACACGCCCATCACCAGCTTCATGCGCATCGACGACATCGGCGACGGCACTTCGATGGAGCTCGAGGTCATCTTCCTGGCGCTCGACTCCGAGCTCGACACCGGCAAGCTGCGATCCCTTGAGTTGAGCGGAGCCTGGATCAACGAGGGCTCAGAGATTCCCAAGGCGGTCTTCGACATGTGTACCCAGCGTGTCGGCCGCTACCCCTCCAAACTCAAGGGCGGTCCCTCCTGGTGCGGCGTCATCATCGACACCAACCCGCCAGACGACGACCACTGGTACTACCAGATCGCCGAGGTCGATACACCCAAGGGCTGGCAGTTCTTCCGCCAACCAGGTGGCCTGTACTTCGATCACGGCGAAGAGGACTACAAGCCCAACCCCGACGCCGAGAACGTGGACAACCTGCCCAACGGGCACGGCTACTACCTCCAGCAGCTCGGCGGCAAACAAGACACCTGGATCAACGTCTTCCTGCTGGGCAACTACGGCACGACCTCAGACGGCAAGCCTGTCTTCCCCGAATGGAACGACCGGATTCACGTCAGCGATAAAGAGCTCGAGCCGGTGCGTGGCCTGCCCATCATCTTGGGCTGGGACTTCGGGCTTACCCCGGCGTGCATCATCGCCCAGCAGATGCCCAACGGCAGGCTGCACATCCTCGAAGAGATCATCAGCGAGGACATGGGTATCCGGGAGTTCGCCTCAGACGTGGTGCGCCCGATCCTCACCAACCGCTACAACGGCTTTGCCCGGTTCAGCGACGGCGACCCCGCTGGTGCGATCCGCGCCCAGACAGACACTCGCACTTGCTTCATGGAATTGAACGAGTGCGGCATACCCACCGAACCCGCCGATACCAACGACTGGATACCCCGGCGAGAATCGGTGGCGTACTTCCTCACGCGGATGATCGACGGAGGACCAGCTCTGCTGCTGGACCCGAGATGCACGACTCTGCGCAAAGGATTCAATGGTCGCTACCGGTATGAGCGGATGAAGACATCCGGCTCGGCACGATACAGGGACCGCCCCGTGAAGGATGCTTTCTCGCACCCTCACGACGCTCTTCAGTATTTGTGCATGCGGGTGCGCAACGGCCTTCGTCCCATCCGGGCACGCCAGGTCGTCAACGCATCCAATAGGGGCTGGACATGAAAATGGGACTTGCAATGGTGGCGGCTGAGCCACCCGTCGAAGTCGAGGTTCTCGTCGACGAGAAAAATCAACTGATCGACACGATCGGCACCGAGCTTGCGGCGCACGTCAATGAGGCGTGGAGCCGAGCCAAGTTCGCCAAGACAGAGATCACCGAGCGTCTGCTTCAGTGCGAGCGTCAGCGTCGCGGCGTCTACGACCCGGACAAGGCGATGGACATCGCCAGGACCGGCGGCTCAGACATCTACATGCGCATCACCGACGTCAAGTCCAGGGCTGCTTCCAACTGGATCAACGACGTGATGATCAGCGGCGGGCGTCGCGCCTTCCAGCTCGATCCGGCCAAGGAGCCCGAGCTGCCGCCCGAGATCGCTGCTGGCGTCGTCGACCTGGTGCGCCTGGAGATGGAGGCGTTCGTGCAGGCCGGTGGCCAGGTTCACCCTGAAGCCTTCCGTGTTCGCATGGAGCAGGTCCAGGACGAGATCATGGACAAGATGCGGGAGGAGGCAAAGCTCAAAGCCTTCCGCATGGAGAACAAGATCGAGGACCAGCTCAACCAGGGTCAATTCAACACAGCGTTCCGCGAGTTCGTGGACGACTTCGTGACCTACCCCACCGCGATCCTCAAGGGTCCGGTGATCCGCCGCAAGAAGGTGATGAAGTGGGGTCCTGGCTTCAAGCCGGTGATCATGACCGACTTCGTGCGCAAGGTTGAGCGCGTCTCCCCGCACGACGCCTTCCCCTCACCCAACTCAAGCACGATCCACGACGGCTACTTCATCGAGCGCCACCGCCTCACCCGCGCAGCACTCGACTCCATGAAGGGCACGCCTGGCTACAGCAACGACGACATCGACCAGGTGCTCGAGCGATTCGGCGACTCAGGCTTTCGCCAGTGGCTCATGGGCGACCAGGAGCGCGACCGCCTCGAGGGCAAGCCGCACGCCCGCCTGTACACCAAGGACGTGATCGAAGCCGTCGAGTACTGGGGCAGCGTCAGCGGCAAGATGCTCATGGACTGGGGCTACAAGGGCAAGAAGCTCGAGCGGTACAAGGAGTACGAGGCCAACGTCTGGGTCATCGGCCCATTCGTGATCAAGGCCATCCTCAACCCCGATCCACTCGGCGCTCGCCCCTACGAGATCGCCCAGTGGGTTCCAATCCCTGGCAGCTTCTGGGGCACCGCACTGCCCGAGCAGATGCGCGACACGCAGACCCTGTGCAACGCCGCAGCCCGCAGCTTGGCGAACAACATGGGTATCGCTTCAGGCCCGCAGGCCGAGATCAGTGTGGACCGTCTGCCCGACGGCGAGGACGTGACCTCGATGTACCCCTGGAAGATCTGGCAGACCACGTCTGACCGGACTGGTGGCGGTCAGCCAGCCGTCAGGTTCTTCCAGCCGAACATGAACGCTGAAGCCCTGATGAACGTGTACCAGTACTTCAGCCGTCAGGCCGATGAAGTCACCGGCATCCCGAACTACGTCTACGGCAACACCTCTGGCGGCGGCGTCGGTCGCACGGCGTCTGGCCTGAGCATGTTGATGGACAACGCAGCCAAGGGCATCAAGGCGGCGATCGCCTCCATCGACAACGTGGTGTCCGCGTTGGTCGACAGGCTCTACGTCCACAACATGGTTTACGACTCGGACATGTCCTGCAAGGGTGACTTCAAAGTCATCGCCAAGGGTGCGATGGGCCTGGTTGCCAAGGAGCAGCTCCAGATTCGCCGCAACGAGTTCCTGCAAGCGACCGCCAACCCGGTCGACCTCCAGATCATCGGCCCGACTGGGCGTGCCTACCTCCTGCGCGAGGTTGCCAAGACGCTCCAGATGGACACCGACAAGCTCGTTCCCACGACCGAGCAGCTCGAGTTCCGCCAGGAGCAGCAGATGGCCGAGCAGATGATGCAGCAGGCTCAGGCCATGGGTGGCCAGGGCCAGGCGCCGCAAGCACCGGTCACACTTGACGCAGCCGGTAATCCCGCCGGGGGCGCAGAAGCCAACCTAATGCAATGAGGTTCACATGAAGCAAGCCAAAGAGATGATGAGCAAGGTCGCCACCAAGAAGGTCAAAGAGCACGAGGCCAAGATGCACGGCAAGAAAGCCGCTCCGGTCAAGCTCAAGGACGGTGGCATGGTCAAGAAGTACAAAGACGGCGGCATGGTGCGTGGCGCCAAGAAGTGCTGAGGCGAGCCATGTCCAAGCACATCAAAGAACAAGGCCCTAAGCCCTGCCCCGCTCCCAACCTGCCGTGCGGCACGCTCGGTCCTGGGGTTCGTAGCCCTCAGGACTACGGTAAGAAAAAGTCCTAATGCTGCTGAAACCACCAGCTAGAGTTGTCGCAGCGCTGTCCTCCTTGGAGGGCAACAACGATTTCGAGGAGATCTGCAAGTGGCTCGATGAGTCTCTTTCTGATCTCCGAAAGCAGAACGATCTCACCAGGGATGAAGTTCAGACCAGGTGGCATCAAGGGGCATCCCAAGTGCTCGATGAGCTTCTCGAGAAGAAGCGATCGGCCAGGGACACGCTCTACAAGATGAAGTAATTCGCCCCGTCGGGGCAAACCGCAGGACCTACGGCGGATAGCGTGGGCACCGAGAACACCGAATCGACCGTAAGGGAAAACCCTAAGTGGCTCCCAGCAGGAAGTGAAGGCTCAAGGAGTTTGAATTGAACCTACCACGCGCCGTCATTGAGGCGGAAAGAAAGGCAGAAGAAGCTCTTCAACGACTGCAACAGGCTCGCCAGCCGCAGCAGACACAACCAGAAGGTGTAACTCCTCCTGGTGACCCGACGCCTCCCAGCACGGAGTCTTCGGGCGGTATTTCGGCACCACCGGAAGCTCATGCTCCGGCACCCCAGAACACCCCTCCGGCCGAGGGAGATGACAAGTGGGAGGCCCGGTTCAAGACTCTGAGTGGCAAGTACAACGCCGAGGTCCCGCGACTGCATGCCGCGATCAAAGAGCGTGATGGCAAGTTGAATAGCCTGACCGAAGAAGTGGAGGCGTTGAAGGCGAAGCTGACTACTCCCCAAGAGAAGTTGGTCAAGCCTGAAGAGGTGAGCGAGTTCGGTGAACCACTGGTCGACCTTATCCGCCGCGCAGCTCGTGAAGAGGTGCAGGTCAAGGACGGCGAGATATCAGAACTCCGCAGGAAGCTCGAGCAGTTGAGCGGTACCGCGACGGCAAACGTCGAGGTCAGCTTCTACGATCGTCTCGGCATGGCAGTCCCCGACTGGCGTGTCATCAACGACGACCCCGAGTTCCACACCTGGCTAGGTGAAGTCGATGACCTCACCGGCATGCAACGCCAAGACATTCTGTCGCAGGCTGAGGAGAAGCGCGATGCAGATCGTGTTGCCAGATTCTTCAGTGCGTTCAAGAGGGTTCAGCAAGATAAGTCGGCAGCAAGCTCGACTTCGTTGGAGTCCCAGGTAGCCCCCGAGGCTACTCGCACGCCAGAAGCGCCGAAAGGCAAGAAGCTCTGGGCTCGTGCCGAGATCGCCGCGTTCTACGCAGCTGATCGCCGTGGGCAGTACACCGAAGAACAAGCTGCTGCCATTGATGCAGAAATCCAGGCTGCGATCCGCGAACAACGAGTGCGGTAAGCGGCCACCAAGTTTTAAGGTGACATCATGTCTCTCGCAGTAAACGGTAACTACTACGGCGCCGGTAGCGGCACTGACGCATACGCTGGTGCCAATGGCTTCATCCCCGAAGTCTGGTCCGGCAAGCTCCAGGTCAAGTTCTACAAGAGCACCGTCCTGGGCGAAATCACCAACAACGATTGGGAAGGCGAAATCAAGGGCCAAGGCGACAAGGTCTTCATCCGCACCATCCCAACGATCAACATCAGCAACTACCAGAAGGGTATGAACCTGACTTCCCAGGTTCCTAACAGCACTCCTCTGGAGCTGAGCATCGACAAGGGCAAGTACTTCCAGGTCGTCCTGGACGACGTGGACGAAGTCCAGGCCGACATCAAGCTGATGGACATCTTCACCAACGACGCAAGTCAGCAGATGAAGATCGCCATCGACGGCGACGTTCTGGGCTCTGTGTACGCAGACGCCGCTGCCGCCAACAAGGGCGCCACCGCTGGCGCGATCTCTGGCGACATCAACTTGGGTGCCGCTGGCGCTCCTCGCGCCCTGACCAAGGCCAACATCCTGGACATGATCCTGGACATGGGCCAGGTCCTGGACGAGCAGAACACGCCTGAAGACGGTCGCTGGATGGTGATCCCCGCCTGGATGGCTTCGATGATCAAGAACTCTGATCTGAAGCAAGCCTACCTGACCGGTGACTCCGTCACGCCTCTGCGTAACGGCAAGATCGGCATGATCGACCGCTTCACCGTCTACATCAGCAACAACCTGTCCAAGGTCACCGACCTGGGTAGCGATGGTGCTTCTGGCGGCACTGGCGGCGCTGCTGACAAGTCGGCCTGGAACATCATGGCCGGTACCCGCGATGCCATCTCGTTCGCTTCGCAGATCACCAACGTGGAAACCCTGCGCTCGCAGTCCACGTTCGGCAACATCATGCGCGGCCTGAACGTGTACGGCTACAAGGTGACCAAGCCTGAAGCCTTGGTCCACGGCTACGTGTCCAAGTAATCCACGTTAACCCGTGAGGGGGAGGGGGTAACTCCCCTCCCCTTTTTTATTTTTTGGCGCCATGAAAAAACTTCTCAAGCAAAAGACAACCGGCCACATCTACGTGTGGACGGAAAACCTGGCCTCCCGTGACGACATGGAGGTCTACGACCCCACCCCAGTCCAGGCTTCCGAGCTAGAAAACACCAGTGAGAATCCTGTCAACACCAGCGCGGATGAGCCGGAAACAGACCTCGAGGTCGCCAAGGCAGTGTTTCGCAGACAGGTCACCAAGCTGGGACGTAAGCCCAGCTCACGAACATCAGGTGCTCCATGATCGTCTCCGACATCCTTGGCCGCGTACGACCGGTACTCAACGACAGTGATGCAGCCGCATATCGCTGGTCGAACTCTGACCTGATCAGCTACATCAACGATGCCTGCCGC